ATAAGCACTAAATCTGTGTTACATGCAATGTCTACCATTGTGTACACAGGATCTTGTTGATCAGGCATCTTGTTATAACTCTTTTCCCACTCAACAACAGACTGAAATATCTCATCCACATTCGTGTTTACAAACACTCTACGCCCATTATATCTAGACATGTAGCAATATGTATCCACACAGCCTCCAAAACACCCATAGATGAGGTTTGGTGCAATGCAATTAGCACTATTGTTATTGTCTTTTGTAATGAGCGTACGTGTTTTCTGTGTCTTAATCATTTTCCAAAGTATTTTATGCATTGATGCTCCCACCAAGATAAGTGTTCATACTCTTTCTCTGTGTAAACATGTACACGTCCTTTCTTATCAATAAGACAATGTAAACCTGTTGGAAGTACTCTGTGTTCAACATGTGTAATCATGATCGTAATATGAATTAAGGATTTCTATTTCTATTTCTTTCACTTGATCTGAGCTAAGGAGTTCTATAATATCCTGGTCTCCACATTTAATCTCATAAATGTCAAACTCTGCAGGTGAACCAGGATAACCTGATCCATCTGGATAGTGTAACACTTGTTTCTCTTCTGGTGAATAAATACCATGGACATAGAGCACCACATCTCTGTACTCTATGTCATATACTTTCACTTTAGCCATGGTTAATATCCTATTTGCTCTAATGCACTATCTTTTGCTTCTATTGTATACATACTGTTTGTTATACTGCACATAAATAGAATGTGATAGGCCAATGCTATTCTTCTAAATTTATAAAACTCTGTTGGTGTTAATTTAATTGTTCTCATGCCTTTAATGTGTATTTATTAGTTAACTATTAGATTAAATAGAGCATGTGCTAAAAGAAATGCTATGCCTGCTATAACTGTCCAGACAATTATCTTAAAACTATGCTCATAACTTTTGTTTCTTCTATTATCATCCATAATGTATTTATTTATATAATAACCAAACCATGCTATTATCCAAGTGCACAAACACTCCATCCTGCTATATACATAACTATACATAATACAATAAGTATAAGTATGGCAGTGTTACATTGTTGCTGTGTACGTTTCATTGTTTTTTGGTGTTAATGCTATATGTATTGTCTTGTTAAACTTATTTTAATAGGTGGTAAAAGGTGGTAGAAAGTGGGGATTGTACATACACCCACTCTCTTTCATGCATAAAACACACAACAAATTATGAAAACAAACTAATCTACATTGTTTTGTGTGTAATAAGCCCACCCTATGCTTTTGCCCACCCATATATATAAGAGGAGAGCTGTTACACTCTCCCCTTTTAGCATTATTACAATGCTATTAGTTCAGATGGATTGAACGTTGGAGCAAATGATGCTTCCGCTTTGTCGTTAATACCAACTGTTGGAGCATTACCCTCCTCAATGCTTGTTGGTAGTGCAACAAGATTGTACACCAAACCTGCGTTAGCATACTCTTCACCAACAGTGTGCTCAATCATTGGAAAGTCCAATATTTGTTTCAAACCAACTTCTTTGTTACGCAATAACTCTCCAACTGAAGCACTACACACAAAGTTAGTCCACTCAAGTGGATTGCTCTCATCAAATGCTTTAAGAGTGAACTTTGCATTTGATGACCTAACACTACTCTTGGCAGGAGTAAGTCTTGCATTCTCGCCATAAAGCGCTTTCATAACCTCTCTCACTGTACCAATTACTTTGCGGTCTACTGATTGATAAACCGTCTTTTGAAAATTACTTAAATCCATTTTGTTCTGTTTTTTAGGATTAGACATTAATTAACAGGGGGGACTATCCCCATCCTGCAGTCTGACAGTGGGGTCTTTGTTGGAAGGGGTCTCTTGTCCCATACACACAAAGGGGTGGGCCCTTTTAGAAAAAAAAGTTTGCACAAAATTTGGAATGGTTTTAAAAAATGTTATACCTTTGGCGGGTGGGTGGGTAGTTAGTACCACTTTATATTCTGTTTTTGACAGGTGAAAAAGAATATGTGGTACATAATATAGCATTGAGAATATATGTATTTGTATATGTATTAATATTTATTGTATATTTGTACAATTGAGTATATAAAACTAAATTATGGAAGAAAGAAAGATAGTAGTTCAGAGTCTTAAGATAGGCTTAGATGATGAGTATGCTATTGCAGAAAAGTACTATTCTATTCTATCTGCTTTGAATAACTTAGGATTGACTAAGAGAGAGATTGAGTTAGTAGCTTATACAGCTATTAAGGGAACCATCTCTTATGCTAATACAAGAACAGAGTTTTGTCAGAAGTATAATACAACACCACAAACTATTAATAACACTGTTTGTAGGTTGAAGAAGATAAAGCTTCTAGTTAAGAAGTCTGGCAAGGTGAAGGTGAATCCCCTTATTGTTATTGATTTTAAAAAGGATTTAAACCTAGTAGTAAAACTAACGCATAGCAATAGTGATGAAGAAACCAAGAGAAATGCAACTCAGAGACTGGATAATAAAGAAAATGTCAACAAAGTTGATACTACCAGAAGTGGTCATCTCTCAAGTAGTGAAGCATCAGTTTGATAGTGCACATGACGCTACAAAGACAAATGATAGTATAGAGATTTCTGGATTTGGGAAGTTCTTGTTTAATCAGAAGAAAGCTCAGCAGAGATTAGAGAGTTTGGAAAAAATAAAAAAGGCATACGAAAGAATGCTAAAAGACGAGGATATTTCTTTAAAAAGATCTAACTTTATAAAAAGTAAGTTGAGTAATATGAACATCTCAATGAACTCTCTAAAATCAAAAATAGAAAAAGCCAATGAAGATAGCTGAGATTTACGAAGGATGGAGAAACAATATTCTTCCTCCTGAGAAGTTAAAGGATAAGATAGTAGAGGTGAGTGTTGAACGACTGAGCATATGTGAGCAGTGTCAACACCACTCGAAGAATCACAAGACAGTGAGACCAGACGCACATTGTGTAAGTTGTGGATGTACATTGTCAGCAAAAACAAAATGCTTGTCATGCTCGTGTCCAATAAGTAAATGGACTGCAGTGTTATCTGACGAACAAGAAACCCAATATAAGCAATATGAGCAAGCCTCTCAAACTAATCAAAGTGCCAGTTAGCCAACTTATGCAGATTCTTCACCAACTGTATGAGGATGGTGCAGATTTTATTGATATAGAAGGACAACACAGACCAAACGCATCTAACGATGTTATTAAGGTGACTGTACGTCCTGAGTATTATGAGAGTGCAGATGGTGGTGATGATGATGATTCACAAGAAAAAACAGACTCAGAATTCTTATTCACTGAAGTGCCCTATGAGCCACCAAGTGATGAAATAAATCCACTGTCTGAAGAAGACATAAATGATTTAATATGAATGGAGTCTATTACAAGAAAATACTAACAACGTTGGCTGAGCTGAAAAAGTCTCACCCAACTTATAACTTAGGTAAGCATCTAGCCACTATATTAGATGACTATCAAGCAAAAGATTTATGGGGAATGGATGATGATAGATTATACAGGATTGTAAAGAAATATCAAGATGCATTACAACTAGATGTGCCCCATGATGATTCTGAGATTGATAAGATCATCAAAGATGGCATGAAATTACATGATATACTGGATGAAGAAGACGAATATTAACAACCTAGTCTTTATATTTTGGGGGGACGAATGGAACACAGAAACAGCTGAACATAATGACAGTAAAGAAAACTACATACATAAACGCTGAGCTTGACTGGGCAGAACAACAGCTTAATTCTTGGAAGGAATATGTTGATTCTAATCCCCTTCATCAATTAGAAGACAGAGTGAAGTATAAAGAAACTAAGGCTGGTGGTGTTATACCTATGGTGGTAGCATCTATTGAAAGTCAGGGTAAGTTTATACAGGACACTATGAAGAACTATCTAGCGCTCTTGGAACAAGTGGACAAACTTCGTGAGCAAGAAGCTAAAAAGAAGGTGGAAACAAGAGGTGGTGCACAACTTGGAGCTATGGCAGAAGATTTCTACAAGAATAGAAAGTAATGAAGCTACATAAGGTAGATTATAAGGACTGGTTTATCAATCAGAAGCGTATTCCAGACCCAGAGTCTGAAGAGTACAAAGCATTCTTTGAGTTTCATAAAGAAATCTGCATGAATGGATGTATGATTGATGATGTGTACATAAATCCTTTTCTCTACTGGCATTTAAATGTGTGGCACACAGAGGTGGATATTATTGATGATTATGGACGTATTAATCAGAAATATGCCAACCCACTACTTAGAGATAATGAGTGGCTTGTAACAAACGAGATAGATAGAGCACATAAAGAAAGAAAAGGCCTAGTTATACTAGGTATTAGACGTTTTGCTAAGTCTGTTATAGAGGCAAGCTATATAGCACATGGTGCTACATTTGATGAGAACTCACAGAACATCATTGCTGGACTGAATGCTCCTGATATCAAGCTTATTACAGACAAGATAGATAAAGGACTAAACTTCCTACCACAAGCTTGGAGATGGCAAAGAGTGGAAGATAACTGGAAGAACCAGGTGACACTTGGAATCAAAACAAGAGGTGGCGAACGTATACCCTTCTCACAGATTCTCATCCGTAACTTAGATGAGGGTAATAATGAAGAAGCTATTGCAGGTACAAAACCTCGTAGACTTATTATTGATGAGATTGGTAAAGGAAACTTCTTAAGAGGTTTTCAAGCTGCTGTTCCTGGATTCACAACACCATTTGGTTGGGGATGTTCTCCAATTCTTACAGGAACAGGTGGTGATATGAAGAAGTTCATGGATGCAAAGTCTTTGATGTTTGACGTAGAGAATTTTAACTTCCTTACGTATAACAATGAGAAAGATGAGAATCGTATACATGGATTGTTTATTTCTCATAAGTATAGAATGGAAGCTAAAGAGGAAACCACTCTTGGCAAGTTCTTAGGAAAAACTAAGAAATCTTCATTGAATGAAATACCAATGATGGTATCTAATGAAGATAAGGCTACTGAGATAACAAATAAGACATTAGAGCGTCTAAAGAAAGCAGGAGATAGGTTGGCCTATCTAAAAGAAAAGATGTACTATCCTCAAGAGGTGGATGACATATTCCTAAACGAGGATACAAACATCTTTGATATTGAAGCTGCTAAAAGACAGAAAGCTAGATTGATGGATAGTGAGAAAACAGGAACACCTGTTATATTGTATGATGATGGTGATGGTGTAAAACATGAGTTCACTGACAAACTGCCAATATCAAACTTCCCACTAAAACATACAGATTTAAAGGATGCTCCTGTGGTGATTTATGAATTTCCTATGGAAAATCCACCATATGGTCTATATGTTGCAGGGATTGACCCTTATAGACAAGGAAAATCAGCATATAGTTCTTCATTAGGATCTGTATACATCTATAAGCGCATGCACGCTATATCTGGTGAGAAATACCAAGATATGTTTGTAGCAAGTTATTGTGCACGTCCAGATAAGAAAGAAACATGGGAAGATCAAGCTCGCTACCTCATCAAATACTACAATGCAAGAGCACTGTGTGAGAATGATGAGATTTCTTTTATAGATCATATGATTAGTAAAGGAGATGCACACTATCTAGAGAAACAACCAAACTGGTTAAAAGAAATAGTACCAAATACTACCGTTAGACGTGATTACGGTATACATAGATCTTCAGAAAAGATTAGAGACTTCTTGCATGGATGTTTGAAGAAATATACAGAAGAAGTGATTCAGTCTGAAAAGAATGAAGAAGGAGAAATTATCTCTCAAACAAAAGGAATAGTGAAGATATTAGATCCTGTCCTACTAGAAGAGATGATTCAGTATAATGAGTCAGGTAACTTTGACCGGATTATTGCAGCAGAGTTAGCAATTGCTCTAGCTATGAAATTAGACCCAGTGATTGGTAGGGTGGGTGATAATGAAGATGGGAGAATGAAAGCTCTCCACAAACGTAAAAAAGGAAATAGACTATTCACAGAGTCAAGAGGACTCTTTGGTGGCTCAAAACATAAACTGTTTTTATAATGGCAATTATTAGATATACAAAAGAAGATAATATCAGGTATGCCTACCTGAACATCTTTCCTGATCAGTTCAAAACTGAGAAACAAAAGAGAGATGACAGTTGGGTGAAAAATACCATGGATTACTTCTCAAATAGAGCGTATGCTGAGTATGTAAAGAACAGAGACACATTTGTAAAGAATTATGATCTCATGAAGGGGATTCTAAGAAGAGAAGACTTCTTAATCGATGAACCTGAGGTGAAAAGCTTTACAGATATGCTTGTTCAAGATGTAGAACTCCCAGCATATGTAAAACACTACTCCATCATAACCACACCTGTTAATGAACTTGTTGGAGAAATATCAAAAAGACCAGACACCTTTAGAGTGAAAGCTTTTGATGATGACAGTCAAGCTCAAGAACTACAATTTAAGACAGACACACTAAAGGCTTATGTAATCAATCAAGTGAAACAGCAAGTTATGGCTAAAGCAGCTATATCTGGCCAAGAGGTTTCTATGGAGGACATTGAGAAGATTACATTAGAACAAGTTAAAGATCAGCTAGATAGCTATACATCTGTAGCTGAGAAGTGGGCAAACCACACACTAACAGCTCAAAAAGCAGACTTCAATCTAAAAGAAAAGAGTGAAGATGCATTTAGAGACCTACTCATCTCTGCACGTGAGTTCTATCATATCTACGAAGATAACTCAAAGCTTGGGTTTAACATAGAAGTGGCAAACCCAAAGAACACTTGGTTCCTTACAACACCAGACAGAAAGTATATCTCAGACCCAACAGGAAGAGCTCAAGGAGCGTATGCTGCTGGTACTGTGGAAGTTATGGAATTGTCACAGATTATTGAGGCATTCCCAGACTTAACAAAAGATGAAATTGACCACTTAAGAAGTTCATTACAAGACTACGGACTAATCAATGTAAGAGAATCAAACCTTGGTAACCCAGAAGCTGTACCTGGTCAAGACTCAATCATCTATGATACATATGATCCATTAGTGTTACAGACACGTATGATTATTGAATCAGAGATGAAAGAGAACAATGATGGACTAAAAGACTTCTTAGGACTTACATCTAACGTGTCTTCATTTGGATACAAATATGTTGTTGTACGTTCCTATTGGATCTCTAAAAAGAAAATAGGTAAGCTCATCTACACAGATGAATTAGGGAATGAGCAGTCTGTACTTGTTGATGAATCATACAAGTCAGGTGATATGCCTACAGAGATATCTCTAGAATGGGGATGGATTAACCAGTGGTATCAAGGAACCAAGATTGGTCCAGACATTTACCACGTTAAACCATTCAAACTTCTAAACTACTGCCCAATCATAGGCACAACATACGAAGTGAAGAACACAGAGGCACGATCTCTTGTAGACCTAATGAAACCCTTCCAGGTGATTTATAACGTGTGTATGAACCAGTTATACAAGCTCCTAGAGAAAGAGGTTGGTAAGGTGCAACTAATGTCCCTACGACATATTCCTATTCCTAAAGATGGTGATGCACAAGATGCATTAGATGTTTGGGAAATGGAAGCACGAAACAGAGGTGTAGTGTTTGTTGATGATAGCCCAGAGAACCTAAAATCTCCAAGCTCATTCAATCAGTTTACATCTTTAGACCTAACTAGAACACAAGAGATACAAGCTCGATATACACTCGCTCAACAAATGAAGGTGGAATGTTGGGAACTTATTGGTATGTCTAAACAGCGTATGGGCTCCATAGCTGCATCAGAAACAGCCACAGGTACCCAAACAGCACTATCACAAAGTTACTCTCAGACAGAGCCTCTATTTGTGGCTCATGAGTATGTAATGGGTCAATTGTATCAAGCTATCATTGATTCAGCATTGTATATTGAGAGCTCTAAACCAGAATCTACCCTGTCATATATAACAAACGAAGGTGAGTCTGCATTTGTTCAAGTGAACGGATCAGACTTAAAACTTCGTGATTTAAAAGTGTTCTTGACCAACAGACCTGAAGACACTCAAATGTTCAACGAACTTAGACAACTTTCTCAGGCTCTTATTCAGAACGGTGGCACACTTTATGATGTGATTGAGCTCTACAGCACTAAGTCTATGAGAGAAATGAAGAAAACCTTCAAAGATCTTAGAGATAGACAAGTGGAGCAACAACAGCAACAAATGCAATTGCAACAACAACAGCAACAGCAACAAGCTCAAATTGCACAAGCTCAAATACAAGAAGCTGCTAGAATGGCTCAAGAGAAACAAGCTAACGAAAACTATCAAAACGAACTAGACCGCATCAACAAGAAAGAGATTGCTATGATAAATGCAATGTCTAAAGAAGGTGGAGCAAGTGCTGACCTTGATATGTCAGGTACACCAGATGCACTAGAGATAGAAAAGCTAGCATCTCAGCAAACCAAAGCTCAAAAGGATTATGATAGCAAGATGGCTGATATTAATTCCAAAAACAGTATAGCTCAGCAAAAGCTACAGATTGAGAGAGAAAAGATTAAACTAGCTCGTGACAATCAAGCAAATGACCTTGCTGTAGCAAAAGAGAATGCAAAAGGTCGAAACAACAAAAAGTAATTAATTAAATTACAGGATAATAAAATGTTAATGCTATATTATCCAGAAAAGTTGGTGTAAAGCGGTAATAATGCTTTGAAAATTAATATTCTTACCATAGTTTTACATATACAAAACCAAGAAGTAACAAAAAATAACTACATATGTCTGATAATTTAGATAAGCTCGGTAATTTTGGTATCCAAGATACTATGGAAATGGGGGCAGGAGATACACAATTGTTAAACGATTTGTTTGCTCCAGAAACAGCATCTGGCAACCCTGAAGATATAACACCTATTGTAAAAGAGGTGGATGCACCAGAAGAAGAAGTGAATGATGGTCCTAGAAAAGGAAAAGATATCACCCCTCCTAAAAGTGTTGATGGGAAAACAGATGAAGAAAAGCAATCAGGTGAATCTCTCATCGCTGACTTCTTAAGTGATGTAGAAGATGAAGATGATGATGTTGAAGAAGCTCCAGTGGCAAAACAAGATACCAATGATGCGTTAGAAGAATCTGATGAAGAACCAGAAGAAGAGGTAACACAATTCTCTGCTCTTGCTAACGATTTGTTCAATCTAGGAGTTTTCACAAAAAACAGTGAAGATGAGGAAGTTGAGATAAACACTCCTGAACAGTTCCTAGAAAGGTTTAACGCTGAAAAGAAAAAAGGAGCATCTGAATTAGTTCAAAACTTCATTGGCCAGTTTGGTGAAGATTACCAAAACGCATTTGAATCCATATTTGTAAGAGGTGTAGATCCTAAAGAATACTTCTCAACCTACAACCAGATTGTGAGTTTCTCTGAAATGGACCTATCCCAAGAGAAGAATCAAATTGCAGTGATGAAACAAGCACTTGCTGATCAAGGATTTGAACCAGAAGACATAAGCACAGAAATTGAAAGACTGCAGAACTATGGTGATTTAGACACAGTGGCTGCAAGACATCATAAAGTGTTAGTAAAGAAAGAAGCTAGAAAGCTTCAACAATTAGATCAAGAAGCTGAACAAATCCAACAACAAAAAGCTGCTATTAGAAATCAGTATATAACGAATGTTCAGACTATTCTTACAGACAAGTTAAAACAAAAGGAGTTTGATGGTATACCAATCAATCCTAATTTAGCAAACGAACTACAAGACTTCCTATTAGTAGATAAGTGGAAAACTCCAGCTGGGGAAAACCTCACTGATTTTGATCGTGCTATCTTGGATTTGAAAAGACCTGAGAACCATGAGCTAAAAGTGAAGGTTGGACTTTTACTGAAGATATTAGAAAAAGATCCTACCCTGTCTACTATACAAAGAACAGGTGTGACTAAGAAGTCTAACCAATTGTTTGGGGAAGTAGCTAGACAGGTTACTAAATCTAAAACTAATATCCAAAACAAAAAGACCAAACCTAATTCATGGTTTTTATAATAATTTAATAATTTAAAACGAATAAAAATGGCAATTCAAACAATCCCAGGTCTAACTGGTTTTACCTATGCTCGTGTTGCATCGATGGACAAGCGTGCTGTAGGGAAACTAACAGACGCAAATCACTTAGAGTCTTTCCACTCTACTGAGCCTGCGGACTATGATAAAAAGATTATCAGTCTGTATACTCAATCTTCATTGTATAGCAATGATTTCCTTGACATGATCAACAAGAGCACTCCGTATTATATTGATACGAACAGTGATGCTTGGAAATGGCAAGTTGCTGTACCTTACAAATTCCCAAAAATCATCGATATTCCTGATTCAACTGCTGCTATGGCTAAACCAGGTATTGATGGACAAGAATTCACCTTGGTTATTGACACTAATGAGTTCTCTAAAAACGCTATCGTTTCTGTAGGTACTCGTCAGTATGGACCACGTTTCTATGTAATCAAAGATCCTCAGCCTTGGAATGCTGGATTCTTGTACACTTTCACATTAGTAAGTGACAATCCAACTGTAGACTTTGTAAGCTCTACCTTCTTGAAACAAGGTATCGAGTTAGAACTTGTTGATGCTGCCATTGGTGAGTTTGATCAAGACTTATTAGGTCTTCCACGATTGGGTGAGCAAATCACTATGTTCGAATCTTTAGGTTCTGCATATGGATATGAGCACAAAATCACTGAGTGGGCTGATGACAAAATGATGCGTGATGCTTCTGGTAAGCCTCTAGACATTTTAGTTTATGCTCCACAAAGACGCAACCAACTTCCTTTAACTCGTAATGATGTTAAATGGGAGCCTTTTGTAGAGTTCTGGATGCGTAAGTCTATGCTTGAGTTGAAAGTTAAGCGTATGATTTGGGCTAAGCCTGGAACAGTTAAGACTAACGGTTCTAAACAAGAATTGAAACGTACATCTGCTGGTGTATACCACCGTATGCGTAACAATGGTAACTTGGTACAATACAACCGTGGAGAATTCTCTGCTAACTTGATTCGTTCAGTATTTGGAGATTTATTCTACAGACGAGTGGACGTTAAAGATAGACGAGTTAAAATGTATACTAATGAGGCTGGATTCGATGTATTCCAACAAGCTCTTAAAGATGATGCACTTAACTCTGGTCTTACTTTCATGGCTGATTCTGGAAATCGATACATGCAAGGAGAAGGACAGTCTATCACTTATAACTTTGCTTTCGATGCAATGGTTACTCGTGAGACTGGACGTGTAGAACTTGTTCACTTGAAAGAGTTAGATTTACCACAAACTAACTTGGAATTCGGACAAAACAAGAAGTCTACTCCTGTATTCATGGTATTTGATGTTTCTCCTCAGTCTGATGGATCAATGATTAACAACATCCGTGAAGTACGTATGAAGGGTGCACCTTCTATGACTTGGGGTTATATTGATGGAACTCGTCACCACTTAGGTTTTGCTAAGTCTCAAGGTATGAGCTCTGCTAACAAATTCCCAGGATACGAAATCTGGATGAAAGATCGTTGTGATGTATTCATTGAGGATTTATCTAGAACTGTGTTGATTGAAGAAATCCCACAATTCTAATAACGAGATCTATGGTTGACTCTCTAGTCAACTTTTCTCTGAGAAGTGTCCCCTCATCCCACACTGTCCCTCCTCACGAGGGGACATGCTTCTCAAAATAAGAGTGATGAATTAAGTTTCTACCCATTCGATTGGATCACTCTACAAATTAAAATAAACCAATAACATTTTTAATTAAACTACATTATGGGTAAATTAGGAAAGATTTCTACTATAAAGAAACAATACAACAGTTCTCAGCTGCAAACAATGGATAGCAATCTAGCAAACATGGGTATGACCAGAATTCCTGGTACAGGGGTTTTTAAATATCCTTACAAAGAGTTAGATGGTAAGTATCGAACAGGGTTAGATCCTGACGCTGGTTATATTAGACGTATTCAAGATGCTACAGAAAAAGAACTTGAAATTGAGCGTGTTACAGAACTTCGTGATAAGCTTCAGGCTTCTTTAGGTGATATTGATTTAGGACCACGTGCTAAGTTTTGGAACTACGCACTATCTACAGGAGTGAATGATGATTTACATGTACAACCTGTAAAGCTTTTAGATGGAGATAATTACTTCGATCTAAGCTTACCACTTCAACAACTTGCATTTGCATGGTTGAGAGTTCATCCAACTATCGCATCTTCATACCAAGCTTGGGAAAGAGGTGAGTTTCCAGCAGACACACAGTTCTATGTTGTTAATGATGATATAGAAAATGCAATTGTCTACAAGAAAAAGCAACAAATTAACAAAGCTATCATCAAGTTTGATAGTATGTCTCCTGAAAAGAAGAAGAAAGTTGCAAGACTTTTAGGACTTCCTGTAACAGATGAGACAAAAGAAGAAGTTGTATACAATCAAGTAGATAGCTTGTTAAAGCAATCTGAAGTGAAATCTGGTAACTTCAAAGGACTAAATCCTGTAGAAGTGTTTAACAGGTTTGCAGACATGAAAGAAAATTTACTCCATATTAAAGATTTAGTTAAACAAGCTATACAACATTCCATCTATAGAGTGAAAGCTAACGGTAGAATCTATGAAGGTGAGTTTGAAATAGCAAAAGAAGAAGAAGAGTTAATTAAATTCTTAGCTGATGAAGACAATCAAGATGAGTTGTTGACATTAGAAGGAAAATTGAAAACTAAGAAACTAGCTTCTGTATAAGGGGCTAGTTTTAAAACATAGTTAAAATATGATACCAGTAGATAGTTTATTGTACAAAATAGACCAAAAACTAAATAAACTATCAACTAACGAGCATCAACAAATTCAATTAGAGGACAAAATCTTAGCTTTGAATGAGGCTCAGATTAAGTTGATAAAACAGAAAGTTGATGGTTTTAGTGTCGTAAGTAGGTTAGGGATGGATGCCTTTAAAAAAAGGTATGAAGATTTACAGAATCTTGTTATAGATTATATACACCAACCTCTAACACTGACACTCTCAAATCGACAACTAAATCAATGGGATGCTGATATAACAGTGCTATCACCAAAATACATGTTTTATGTAGATAGTTATGTTACAGCAGATAAGGGTAGATGTAAGAATCGTAAGATTTGGATAAACAAAGACTTAGCTAAGCATGGTGACTTAGCACTTCTTCTAAATAACGATCATTACAAACCAAGCTTTGAGTATCAAGAAACTATAATTACACTTAGTGCGGATAAGATGAGCATCTATACAGATGGAACATTTACCCCTAAACATCTCAACTTGATGTACATGAGATATCCTTTGTATATTAACAAAACAGGTTATATCATGATGGATGGATCACCATCCTATAACCAAGATTGTGAGCTTGAAACATATCTAGAAGACGAACTACTAGATTTGACAGTTCAAAATCTTGCAATGTATACAGAAAATAGTGCAGCTGTACAAAGTGCACAATTTAGAATACAAACAAACGAATAAAATTAATTTTAACCCTTAAATCATAACAAAATGGCTGATTTTTCATTAACCACGTTATTCGTGGTGCCAGTGGGGCAGACTGCTCTCCCTAGCTCTGGTTCGACTCAGGATCTTACTGCAGGTACTGTAGGATTATTCAGAAATGATTACACTCTTGCAACTGCTGCAAACATTGCTGCTGCTCCTTACTTTTATGTAGCTCAAGGACGCACAAACACTTATTTGCAAGGATCAAAACGATCTGACAAGATCAAAGGATGTCCTACAGGATCTGGATGTAATTCAAATGTAACTGAATGGTACAAAGTAACAGGATGTCCTACAGCTTCTAATCAAATTACAGATGTAGATAACTTCACTGTACAATGTGGTGAGATTGTAACCTTGACACTACGTGCTCACTCTTCTTACATTGACACTCTTTATTTCAACGGATTTACTCGTTCAGTAACTGTTCAAGCTCCATGCTGTCAGTGTGGTGGTGATGTATGTACTGATGTTGATACCAATGCATTGATTAACTCTATAATTGTTAAGTTAGAGCAATCTGCTCCTGGTGACAACCCAGACAACATTTCTTTCAACACTTTCTTTACATTTGAGAACGTAGGTGGAACTATTCTACGTATCCACGGTAAACCATTAACTAAATATGGTCAACCATGTGATATCGCTGCATTCCCATTTGAGTATGACAGAATGTACTTTAGCACATTCGTATACCAAGGACCTGCTACCACTGCTGACTTTATTGTTGCTGATGCTTGTGATCCTGTTGCTGATACTGCAGTGATTCAAACAGCTTCTTACGCTTCTGGAACTTCTGACGAGATCAAACAACTTGAAAAGAACTTCTATAGCTACCAAGCTGGATATCTAAAATCCTTGTATCGTATGAATGGATACAATGAGAACTTTGAATCTTGGGTTTCTGATGGTACTACCTATGACACTTATTACATCAAATTTAACCAATATGATAAGTCTGCTTATCAGTGGGGAGATTATGTAATGCAAGACTCAACTGTAATCATTGCTGCTCCTAATGCTACTGTAAGTGGTATTGCTGCTGCTATCGAAGAGTTACTAGAAGATGGTTTAGGTGATGTTGTTTCTGACAACACTTGTATTACAACCACAACTACTACAACTGCTGCTTAATTATAAGAAGTAGGATAGAATATTAACATAAACCTATGCCAGAGGTGAGAGGATTAAAACTCAGATCCTCTGGCATTTTTTTTAAAACAAGAATAATGGCAGCCACTTTACAATTAGATATCATAGTTCCTCCTAGTTATAGTGTTCTTTTGCTTGCTGTTACAGATGCATCTATCTATCCTGATAGTCCACCAGTTGTATCAGCACCAACAATTGAAATAGAGGCACCCAACTTTGGTAAAAAGATATTACCGTTTGTTCCTTTGGAAACAAATATATTTGGTTCAGATACTCTGGGAATTACAGAAGCTGGTTGTAAACAGCCACTTCCTGATGGGATATATAAGTTAAAATATTCAATAGCTCCTGCATATGCAAACTATGTAGAGAGAACAATAATGCGTGTTGACAGACTACAGGAGAAGTTTGACAATGCGTTTTTGCAGCTTGATATGATGCAATGTGATAGTGCTTTAAGAACACAAGCTAGTGTAAACTTAAACACAATCAACTTTTTTATACAAGGTGCAGTAGCTTCTGCAAACAACTGTGCAGAGAATGATGCTTTGAAACTGTATAACCAAGCAGATAATATGCTTGACCAATTTTTAAAATCCAACTGTGGTTGTTCTGGAAACAACTATGTAATAAACTTTAGATAACATGGCTCAGTGTGCAAATTGTGGTGCAAAGGTGGGATGTGGATGTCAGTTAACCAACGGTCTATGTGCTCATTGCAACAGTAATAAAAAAGGAGTATAAACATCACAAAGATATGTTAACACCCAGATTAACAAATTGTCAGGATTGCGATAAGATACCTGATCTACTTAAGAGTATAGATTGTAAGCTAGCAGAGTTTGGTAGCAATATGTACAATAATATTGTGTATATGTTGAACCAACCTGTACCAGCTACTACTATGCTCCAATTGTTAGCATACAAACGTATCCTAACATATAAGTATTGCAATCCTCATTATGCAGGTCAATGTTCTGTTAACGATATTGCTGGTAAGGTGATTCGTTTAACAGCTGGATGTGTTAGCAGATGTAATGAACCAACAGTATGTGAAATCACTACATGTTGTGTTGATGTTGTACCAAACCCAACTACTACCACTACAAGTACTTCTAGTACTACCACTACGACAACTAGTACATCATCAACAACTACAACCACAACTACCATCTATCCAGATTGTAGAGTGGAGGGATGTTTTGAATTTATATCTACCTATGAATTAAGCTGTGTTATGTACTCTACTCCTGGTCAAGATTTTATATACGATGTTTCTAACGATACTACCACTGCAGTTTTATTTCTTAATAATCAGTATGGAACCTTCTTTGCAAACGCCCACACTAACACAAGGTTCTGGAAGGGTAACAGTCATACAGAAATTGTAGAATGGATTCCCTCAGACACACTAAATGTGCTTACTAGAAATAGAACCATATCAGTTACAGATGGTGCACTTGGCGTTACAATGAACAATGCTGGTCGCTTTGTATATCTAGCTCCAGTAACAAATAATCTTTTGTTAACTACTGTTCAGCGTAGCTCACAATCTAGTGATCTAGTTTCTCTAGATATAAGTGATGATGTTATAGTTGATACTGATGTTACAACATTATTTGCACTTGATGTATATAGTAAATGTATAATGTATACATTAGATAGTAAATTAATAACTGTAATTAATTCAGATGGCTCTTCTACTGGAACTATAATATTAAAACAATACTCATATCCAGATGGTGCACTAGAAGTTAGTCAAGTGTTACCAGGAATAAATGCAAACGGTCAAGTAAATTTATTTCAAGACGGAGGTAAGTTATACTTATCACAAGAAGGATTTGGAATAGATAAAGTGTATGAAGTTAATTTAACTACATATACATTAAGTTTAGTATGGGACAATAGTTCACAGCTAACAATACAACCATTCCATTCTTCATTACAGTGTAATGTTAACTCTTTAAGTACTCCTTAGACTACAACTACAACAATACCGTAAGTAACATGACAATATTTATAACATTAAGTTTAGCAGGTACAGAAACAGGTCCATTTGATCTGTATTCTAATATTAATGGGTTCACTACACCATTTGACACTGGTGTTAGTAGATCAGCTCTATTGGCTGGATATCAGACCACTGCGCCCGATGGTACTGTTATTGTTAGACTAGATAACTTAAATCCGTTATGTGCCCCATCTACAACAGATATTTACACTTGTGCTAGACCAAACTGTGACTTCTCTGGAGAGATTATTTGTGATGTTACAACAACTACAACCACTTCATCATCATCTACCACTACAACAAGTACTCTTTATCCAGGTGTAGCACCATGTACTTGGTCAACTTACGGAGGTAATCCTGGAGAAATAGCTGTATATGACTTTGACACTAACTCATCAACTGCTGTGCTAGTACCTAATGACTTTACAACCACTCAAGGAATCAACAGACCTATCTGCTCTACAGGAGATAAGTTATGGTTGGCTAGTGTTACAACTGATAATACAGTGGCATATATTAGAGAATGGGATATAAACACATCTGGCCCATCACCAACTTTGTCTTATGTTAGACAAATAACTATTTCAGTGTCAACTCTTAGTTCTGGAAACATTTGGGGAAGAACTATATCTGCAATAGCTGTCACTGCTGATAATAATACATTAATTGTAGGATTTGGTGATAAAATTGACGGTAATAATAGTAGTATGGGTGTTTACTCATGGGATATATCTACAGCTGGTAATATTACATTAAATGAGTCTAACAGAATAACAAAACAACATGTTGCATTTGTAAACACTTATGGAGTTTTAACAGAACTTACAGGAATGTTTATCACTAACAACAATAATGTAATTGTCTCTGCAAGATACTATGAAGACGCATCTTCAATAAATGCTGCAAATTATATAAAAGAGTTTGTAGGATTACCACCTGTAGGAGGAACAACAGTCGATTGGCTTTCTGCATCATCTGGTAAACCTACTATTAATCTACAGACTGTTGGTGTTCCTGAATTTACCAGTGTATGGACTAATCCAAGTAAAGCTATGCCTGTATGGGGCGTAAATGGATTATTACAAGTGATTCAACCAGAAACACTTGAGGTGTACAATATTAGTCAAACACCAAACTATGCTGCTACACTAGCAACTACAGTGGCCGATAATACTGTTTGGATACATACATCAACTGGTTGTGCAAATGTTGAAATCTTAAGTCAAGATGAAATCGATGATTGTACACCAACTGCACTACCGGTACTAGTAGCATCTAATGGTAGTAACTATATAGGACCTATTACATTTACTTATTCTGGAATGAGTGTGATAGCTTCTAGTAATATTATAGGAGGCTTATTAGCAAGTCCTGGTGGAGGATACACAACTGATTGTGGAATTACAATACCAGCATCATGTCAAGTGATGCATGGAAACACTTCTGGTGCAACATTAAACGCTCCAGCATTTAGTTATACATTAGAGTTTCCTGTTCCAGTTAACAACATTGCATTAAGAACAGCTATTCTTAATCCTCTTGATGATTTTAGATTCACTACAAATGCAGCATCAACTACAATAACAATGGTTGCAGGATGTAGAGCAGCTGTTCAGAATGGTAATGAGCTTATTACAGGTTTTGATGCAAGTAGTCCTAATGATGGTAGTGCAGAAGTTGTAGTGACAGGTTCTGAAGACTTCACAATACTAACATTTGTAGGAACAAATAGAGGAAATGGTGGCCCTTGGGCTTTAGGTTGTACTGTACCACCTCTAGATTGTAGATTAGTTTATTCTACAGAATCAGCTGGTAGTAACAGTTGTTCTGCTCCAAGTAATGCAGGAAGATGTTTACCTGGACAAAATTCATTTAAAAAATACTTTGCTTGGGATGTAAATACAAACACTCAACAAGAAGTATTATTACCACCAGGCACCGCAACAAATTCACCTAACTTTGCATTAAGTGAAAACTACATTATTGTAGATGTTACATCACTTGTTACAGGTGTTAAAAGTTTAGCAAGATATGGATATACAGATGTAAATGGAATTCCTTCAAACACTACATTTGATGGACAATTTATTGATTATCCAGCAGGTGATGTAAGAAATTTTGGTAGCATCATGGAAGCAGTGAGTGACACCAAATTTTTAGGAACTTGGCAATATGGTGCTGGTCTGCCTTTCCCAACTGCTGTAAGTCAAATATTGGAGTGGGATCTTTCAGCAACAACATTATCTTACAGTGTTAAAATAGATGTAGGAGTAAATCACGGATATTTCGTTGCAGGAGATTTGTTATTGACATTTAAAACAGATGGCACTCCAAACAAGATAATAGCTATAGGTTTTGTTCCACCATTACAGCCAGACAATAGTAATCCAGGATACTTATTACAATTTGATTATACAACAAATGCACTAGATGGAACTGTAAACTTACCAGCAGGTGTAAGAGGAAGCGCATCAATAGGTATATATGATGGAGGCATTTATATAGCTCCTGCTGATTGGAATACAGTTGCGCCAGAGTTTGCAGGAGTTTGGAGATGCGATTTAGAAACTTTACAGTGGACACAACTAGATCCAGTAGATGTGCCTGTAGAAATGGGTCTGCCATCTAGTGGACCTGGTGACTTTGCTGCCACTCCTGTATGTAGAGTTAGTGATGGTTTTACATCATTTGATCCAATACCAACCACAACAACAACCACTACCACAATACCTGAGGGTATAAATACAATATGGATGTGGTTTGAAACAGAAACACCAGCATAAACTAATATAATATGTCATTACAATTAACACAAGAAATAAAAGACAAGATTAGGGAGCAAGTGCTTCAGAATCCTCATGTTACATCTGTTGGATATGGTTATAAAATATCTGGTGGTGTAAACACAGGAGAACCTGCTATTGTATTTGGTGTTGAGGCTAAAAAACCTCTATCAGAAATACCAGAAGGAGAACTACTTCCATCTAGTGTAGATATAAGTGGTGTAGCAGTTAAAACAGATGTTAAAGAGATTGGAAGAATAGAGTTGCTTACATGTAATGGAGGATGTGGTGAAAATGCAGTACCTTCAACAATAGCAAATAGATCATTTGAAAGACCTATAAAAGGAGGCCTATCTATAACCAGTTTAAACAACTCTAACAGTGTAGGTACATTTGGACTTGTTGTTAAAGATGTAGCAACAGGAGCTCTCGTAGGACTTACTAATAATCACGTAACAATACAAGATGCTTTCTACACAAGTCAGAGAAACTTGGCAGGTGTATTACAAAATGAATATAGTCCAGTAGATAACATATATCAGGATGCTGAGTATGCAGGAGTTCCACCAGCTATTAATATTATAGGAAGAAGCTTGAGATATGTTCCCATATATCCAGTAACTTCTGGACTGACCAACAGTGTTGATGCTGCAATGTTCTCACTAGATTCGACAGTAATTGACACTACAGAATCTTGGAAACAAGTGGGACTTGATAGTGTTGTTATAGATTATCTCCCCTTTGCCACAACAGGAGAAATAGATACATTACTTGCTGTAAATCCTCAACTATATAGTTCAGGTAGAACAACTGGTCCAAAAGGTGGTGCTACTTGTCCATTAAAGTTATTTGAATTAGGTAGTACTTTTTCAATTAGTTATAAAATGCAAGGTCCGTGTGAACCAGGGAATACAAGTGGATGTACCACTATTATAATGGAAAATGCAATAGGATTTTTCAAACCACCATTAGAACATCCTGAATCACAAGATCCTACGGAATATGGAGCTTGTTGTAATCCAGTGAGAGGGGGAGATTCAGGATCTGCACTAATTGCTGATATAGGAGGAACTATAAAGGTGATTGGATTAGTTTTTGCTGCAGGTAATGATCCTGGAATAGCTAGTTGTGATGGTGGAATTAACTCATATAAATATGGATATGCTTGTAGAATAGATGAAGTGGCTAGTCAGCTAGGTATTACTAGTTGGGATAAAGATGATCCTATAGTTGTAGTGAAAACTAGCACAATAGACTATAGAACAGAACCTGGAGGAAGTAGTGACAAGACTAAATCTTGTGATGGAAAAACTTTCTGGCAGGTTGGATTAACCAATACATTAGATAACCCTTGTTAAAATATAAATTACCATGTCAAATAATTGCTCAAATTGCTATAACGGATGTACTGAGATCACCTCAGATAAGTGCGTTAAATATACAGGGGTAGATGTCCCTGTTCTAGGAATAAAAAATGGAGACTCTCTATCATATGTAGAACAGGCTCTAATAACTTTTTTAAGTTCTACATTAGATGGAACAGGAATCATTCCTGTAATCCAACCTTCTGATGTATGTTCAAGTGTGGATGAAAACTTACCAAACTGCGATCCTATATCATTAAATAACTGGCTCACAGCTCTTCTAAAATCGTTGTGTGCTCTAGAAGATACAGTGGCTAATATTCCTTCAGGTAATCCAACTGTAGCTTATGATGTAGATTGTCTTTCAGTGAGTGATGCTACAAGTACAGTAGATGTATTACAAGCTATAATATATAAAGTGTGTAATGTAGCTGAGCAACTTACAAGCTTTGTAACATATGTAGATACTACGTACGTAAAGATTTCAGATATTAATACGTACATTCAGAACTATCTAGATACAGCACCAAGTGCGCAACTAGTAGCAAACAGAATGGTTCCATTCTCAATTGTTGCTGCTGCAGGTGGTTCTGCATTTTTAGCTAATTTTAATGCTTCTGGAGCAGGTATTGGTAACTGGGACCGCATCTACTTGTGTAATGGTCAAAATGGAACTCCTGATTTAAGAGGTAGAGTGTTAGTTGGTGTTACTAATGGAATGGGTAGCACTGCACTTGACCCTGCTGTAGATCCTGGTATATCAGGAAACCCAAGCTATGGATTAGGAAGTACACATGGTAACAATAATGTAGTGTTAAGTACAGGTCAACTTCCTGCACATAGTCACGCTAATACTGCAGTCTCTACAATTACTCCAGAAAATCACTCACACTTGTCCGTTGGTGCTGAAAGTGGAGGAACTAATTTAAATGCAAATGATCCAATAGAACCTAGTTATTCTACTGGTGGAAACTTTGGATATGGTTTAAGAAGTTCTACAAATGGAGAAGGGGTCACTGGTAAGACTAATGATGTTACCTTATCTGTAGACACAACAATTACAAATGTTGAAACTGGAGGTGGACAGGGACATCTTAACTACCAACCTGGACGTGGAGTATATTATATAACTTACATACCTTAAAACATAAAATAAAATGGCATACCTACCTGTAAATCCTTGCTGCACTGGTGTAGTTTTAAATAGTCCTTGTGGATGTAGTAGCACTTGTAATTGCAACTCTACTACAAACTCTTGTGGCACCAGTGGTGCACTTTCGAGCACAATTGTATACAATGGTCCTACACTTCCTGGTTCAGGAGTAGAGGCTTGTGATACACTCAATGTTGCGTTATCAAAAATAGATGAGGTTCTTGTACAACTTAAGAATCAAGTAGCAAATAACACTGCTGCTATTTCTTCTATTACAGAACAAATTATTGACATAAACGCACAGATAGTAACAATTAATAACAACTGCTGCCCATCATAATCATGACAGTATTACTAACACTAACTACAGCAGGAACTGATGCTACGGTGTTTGATTTATATTCAAACCTCGATAGTTTTACCACTGCTTTTGAAACAGGCGTAAGTAGAGCATCTCTAATTGCTGGATATTCTAGTGCACTGGTTCCAGATTTTACAACCATTGTAAGAATACAAGCTACAGAAAAGTGTGTAAACTTCATAGACATAGTGTTAGAAAACACAACCACAACAACAACCACAACAACACCACCGTAAGATATGTTGATACAAATAAACATAACAATCCCTCCTGGAGGTTCTGCTGGACCATTTGATTTATATTCAGATGCAAATGGGTACACTGCTCCTTTTCAAACGCAAGTTCCTGCTGCAAGTTTAACTGCTGGATATATTGTTGAACTTCCTGTGGGAGCAACTATTATACGAGTGTGTTCTGTTGGTACATGTGAAAATTGTATTGACATACCAACTAATTGCCCAACAACAACCACTACATCTACTAGTACAACTACTAGCACATCTAGTACCACTACAACAACAACCACTGAGGCTCCTCCATATGAGTTTACATGGGAACTTATTACAGGAACCCCTTTAAATATAGGAAATGTAAAACTTCAAATATTTGTAGACACTATAGAGGTGGTCACTTCGATAATTAGTGTTGGCAATACATATCAATCAGGAACATTATTCCTAACCGCTGGTCAAGTTGTAACAGCAACAATGGGTAATGTTAAAACTGGTACATATAACTTTGGTAACAAGATACTTAAGGATGGACTTTTATATCAACCACAAGACAACTGTACGCCTTGTGTAAATGAGTTAATTACACCACTGTTCTCTCCATATACAATGGGAAGTGCTGATACTATATGGATATTCCAAGGTGATGTGAATTCTCCTACAACAACCACTACTAGTACAAGTAGTACAACAACAACAACCACTAGTACAAGTAGTACAACAACCACCACCACCACATTGGCACCACTTGATTGTGCGTTGAATGGGGGATCAGCTGTAATTGAACCCGTGCCATCTAATATATCAGCGGATGGTCAAGAAGGTGTGGATTGCAATATAGATACACCAAACATTGTATACATTGATCAACAAAATCTTACTACACTAACTGCAGGAGATATTGTATATACTAATGTGGGGCAGACAAATGTATTTTTAGGTGGAAGTTTGTGGTGGAAAATTGCTCCAACTGGTACAAGTGATACATTTAGTGCAAGAATTACTGATGCAGGTGTTGTTCTAGCAACTATAACAATCTGTACTCCCTAAAACAATAAACTATGGCAGCAACAATGACAATAAGACTAACCTCAGCAGGTGTTGATACAGGTAATGTCAATATTTACACAAATGCAGATGGATATACTGCAGTACTAGAATCTACAACAACAGCAGTGCTCACTGGTCCATTTGGGCTTACAAATGTGGCTTTACCTTCTGGTGCAACCATTGTGAGGATACAAAATGTAGGTGTATGTACTAACTATGAAGATATAACAATTACCTTCTAATCATGACAGGAGCAGTACAAATACATACAATAGGCACAGCCCTTCAGACGTTCTATCTTTATTCAGATATCAACGGATTCACTGCACCTTTTGCATCAGGTGTAACAAGAGATGAACTACTAATAGGATATGCAACAGATCAAATACCAAACTCAACAGCAGTCATTAGAGTGATGTCAGTTGATGTTCCTGGTAAATATTTAGATATTAGCACATCACCTGTAGCGTAATGCATAAAAAGTCTTGTTTTGTTGGTTTTACAAGGCTTCTCCTAGGGTTATTAGTAGCCCTAGGAGTTTTTATTTATAACTAAACTCATTATAAATAATAACCTTCCTTAGTAAATTTATTTGTGATATACAAAATAAATTCCCTACCTTTACAATATTTTTTAACTAAATACAACTGTACATGTCATACAATGAATCATTGCTTACCCAGTTGGAGGGACTACTACACTGGAAAAAGAGCAAAAAGTTCTACGCTGAAAAACTGAACATAACTGAAGATGAAGTTGATGAATTAATTAAAGAGCTAAAGAAGAGAGACAAAGATGATGGAGATGAGTTCTTAAAAAATGTATCAAGTGATTTTGAAATTGTTAAGAAAGTAAGCAATGAGAAAGGAACAATCGAAAGTACAATAACATTAGATTACGAACCTAAAGATGATATAGAGCTAGCACAGCTCCACAAAATAGACCTAGAGAGGTATGTGATTACCAACTACTGGTCAAAGGTGCTTCCAAGTGGAAAGTTTACATCATCAGTGTTTTCAAAGAGAAAAACACCAACAGACTACACAGCTGAAGACTTTAGTAAGTTCTTAGAGAACTACAAATCAAACTACATTCCAATCCCCTCACCAGATAGAAATAACAATAGAAACATCATAGATGTTGAGTTATCTCTATCTGATTATCATTTAGCAAAGCGCTATGTTGATGGAGATAATGATCCTGCAGTGAGAGCAAGACGTTTCTTTAATGTGGCTCAAAACTTGATAGAAAAAGTTAGAGCTATCTACGATATAAACAAAGTGGTATTTCCAATATCAAATGACTTCTTTCACACAGATAATTATCAAAACTCAACTACAAATGGTACACCACAAGATATTATATTAGACTATGCTTCTGAATATGAGCTTGGTTTTGCAATTCTTGTAGATACAATAAAGATGTTGAAGACTAATTCTAACCATGTAGAGGTTATATTAGTACAGGGTAATCATGATAGAACTAAGTCTTTCTATCTAGCTCATGCTCTAGACATCTTCTTTACTAATGAGAATAGTGTATCATTTACAAGAGAACATAGTGTTGTAAAGGGTACAATGGTTGGTGAAACGTTTATAGGTTACCATCACGGAAACTGTAAAATAGATGAGTTACCACTTTTATTTGCCACACATCCTACATACTCACAGATGTTTGGTAGAGCTAGATACAGAGAGGTGCACACAGGTGATAAACATCACTACATGGCTAAAGAGATAAAAGGGGTTAGAATACAACAAATGCCTAGCTTGTCTGGAACAGATAGGTGGCATAAGGATAATAACTTTGTACACAGTGTACGAGCTGCCCTAGCTTTAGTTTATGACTTTAAGCTTGGAAAGGTGGCTGAATTTGAAGAAAGAATATAATTATGGCAACATTAAGAAAATTGGTTTCAGATGTGCGTTCTACGCACAAAATCTTATCTACTGATGCACTCATCACTGATAGAGCTATTGCATCTGAGGTGAAGAACAATGCCCTAATGTTAATCAAAAGAGAAACCAATTTAAGAAAACTATGGGCTAGCGATACGCTATTCACCACCATTCCTTGTTTAGAGATGGTGGAAGTGCCTATTTCTGAATGTTGTGATTATGCTGATCCCTGTAGTGTAGCAAGAACTAAATACAAACTTCCTAGAGTGTCTGAAGGAAACTATCAGTATGTAATTCAAGGAGTGTATTCTATAAATGCTATGGGTGGTAAAGGCACCAAACTAAAAGAAATAACAGTAAATCGATATTTAAATCTATTAAAGTTACCCATCATCAAGAAAGAAAGCTACTTCTGGATATCAAATGGATATCTATATGTAAGCAATCCTCTCTTAAAAGGAATCAGACTAGTTGCTTTCTTTGAAGAAGATGTTCCAAACGAACTCATGTATCCAGAGGATTGTGATTGTGGAATATCATACAGCTTAGATGATTTGTGTAAAAACCCATTAGATAAGGAATATGCACTTCCTGGTTATTTAGAGCAGCAAGTTCTTGCTATGACCTCTACAAAACTTCTATCTACATACTTCCAAGTGAAGTCAGATATGAGTAATGAAGGAATAGATGGACAAGCATCCAATGCTCAACCTACGAACTAAATAAGTAATTAATGGCTAGAGTTCCTGTTGATTGGAGAAGCGCAAGCAAGGATAATTATCATGACTTCTGCAAAAAACATCCACTTATAAAACTAACGTTTGATGAGTGGAGAAATATATTGTATGAGTTCAATGAATACTTCAAGCACTACATCCTAGAAACAGGAGAGAAAGAAAAACTTCCTTGTGGCTTTGGAGAATTCTCTATCAATAAAAAGAAGAGAAGAAAAATGAAGGGAGTTGATGGAAAGGAGTTTGTAAACTTACCTATTGATTGGCAAAAGACTAAACAAAAGGGTAAGGTGATATACAACTTCAACTATCACACAGAAGGATATTTCTTTGGCTGGTATTGGTTCAAGAACACTGCTAGATTCAGAAACTCTGATATGTGGTATTTTAAACCCTCTAGAACCACATCAAGACTACTATCACATTACTTAAAAACCGACAATAAATATCAGTACACCTACCATGAATGGAAAAAATAAGCTATGGCATACTACTATAAATATAATTTCATTTCCCCAGAACCCATTTACGCCACTGTAAAGGAGGAGCTAAAAAGCTATTTTGATACAGGAGCTGTCGATGATTTGTTGTTCCCTACCTACTTAGACAAATGTCTTAAGAAGCTAGGAAGAGCTACTTATGTAATCAGTGAGCAAGTTTTGTTCATAGAGGACTTTGAAGCAAGACTTCCTGATAATTTCTATGCAGTGAGAGAAGCATGGATGTGTGCAGAACTCCCAGGCAACCCCTATCCTTCAGCTACATCATTTTACTCTCAAGCAGCAAATGCTACAACTATTCAGATATCTCCACTCACTATAGGAGGAACACCTTGTAATAATCCAAGTTGTCAAAACTCTCGTTGTGATGGAACATGTATGCCTGAGTTGGTACAAGCTGTGTATAAAACAAACAATGCGATAGCAAGATCATACAGATATGAGTATCTACTAAGACCAGGTAATATATCTGCAAGACAGAACTGTGATGTATCATATAGAAATGACTGGAACAACTATGCACCTCCTGTACGTGAATTCACACCAGGTTCTGCAAGCTATGACTCATTTGATATTAGAGATAATAAGTTTGTAACCAACTTCAGAAATGGTGTTGTGCATCTAATATTCTATGCTACAGAATATGATGATATAGGTAATCAACTAGTTCCAGATAACTATCGTGTATCAGAATTTGTTGAGGCGTATATAAAATACAAAGTGTTTGAAACTCTTACAAACCAAACTAATGATGAGACATTCAACCAACTTCAGCAGAAACTAGCATACTACAAACAGCTTCATGATGAGGCCTTTATAATGGCTAGCATTGAGATTAAGAAACAAACTCCATGGGAAAAACAACGTAGAGTTAAGAAAGATCTCAATAGATTTAATATGTATGAGCTTCCCAACCGTACAAATAGATACGGTAGAAGACGTAACAATTAAGAAGAATGGCTACACAGGAAAACAAAAAAAGCACTGAGCAGAGTAACATACGCTTAGAAATGGGTGTTGCTAGAACAGGACTAAACTTGGACAGCTCTATTGATCAAGTAGGTCCTGGAAGACTCACTTATGCTTTAAATGCAGCAGTGGAGAACTTTGATGCAAGCACTATCAATTACCAGAATGAACCTGGTAATGAGTTATGCTTAGATTTTCCCACTGGCTACAAGTTGATTGGTAGCCACTTTATTCCAGAAAAGAAGAAGAACATATTCTTCTTAGCTAACCCAAATACAGGAGATAGTGAGATTGGGTATATGTACAACAATGATTGTCAATACCAAACACTTGTAAATGCTCCCTGCCTTAACTTCAATATAAATAACCCCATCCCTAAAGTTATACATAGAATCACAAACTGTACAACAGAAATCTACTGGACAGATGGAGTTAACCCCAGAAGATATTTAGACATAGAAAACATTCCATATAAACTTATAGCAGGAACTCCTAGCTGTAGTCCTGTATATGGTGATGAATTAGATTGTAACCAACTTAAGTTACAACCTGACTTCTCAATACCTTTTTTAGAGATTTCTGAAGTTGTAAATGTAGGCGCTTTAGTTGCGGGTACCTATCAGTTTGCAGTGCAATATGCAGATGCTTCAGGTAATGAGCTTACCTCCTACTACTCAATAACTAACCCACTTCCAATTGCTGATGAGATTATTACAACAGTAAATTTTAATTATAACGTTGGGAAGTCTATTGTTGTGGGTGTGTCCAATCTTGATTTAACAGGACAGTTTCAATACTTCAACTTAGCTGTAATAAAAACAATCAATAATGTACGCTCTGCTGAACTTGTAGGTACGTACAATATTGAGGAGCCTACAAAAGAAATAACCTACACAGGAGCAGATCAAACAGCTATCCAACTATCTATTTATGATATTCTTGAGAAGTTCCCATATTATGATATAGCTCAAGATGTTACAGCTGTACAGGATGTTATTGTATGGGATAACCTAACATCTATTGATAGAATCAACTATCAGCCTATAGCAAGTCAAATAACACTTAACTGGGAAACACATAGAATACCAGCAACAGAAAACTATGCAAATGAATTAAACGCTGTAGATCTTCGTGGATACATGCGTGATGAAGTGTATGCATTTGAAATCGTATTCTTATTAAAGAATGGTAAGCAGACAGATGGCTTTCATATCCCAGGAAGAGAGCGAGGAGCTAATGAATCTTTCCCAGATATTCCTGACACAAATGATGATTTTATTGGAGAACCTGATTACTATATTGGTGATGTAGGTTATAAGTCTTATTGGAAGGTGTATAACACAGGATCTGTAATAGCACCTTCTCCTGGCCAATCTAACAATACAAACTACAAAGGACCATGGGAATATGGTGAATTTGCATACTGGGAATCAACAGAAGAATATCCATGTAACGATGATGTATGGGGAGACTTAGCTGGACAGCCTATTAGACATCATAAATTTCCAGATGTTCTAGTAAGTCCTATCATTCAGAATGGTGACATTACATACAGTAATGATCAGATTATTCCTGTAATGCAGAATGATGCTGTGTTCCCAATGGGTGTAAGAGTGGATAATTCACAGATACAATCATTGATACAAACCTCTAGCCTAACTGATGAACAGAAAGATGATATTATTGGTTACAAGATTGTAAGAGGAGACAGAGGAACAAACAAGTCTGTAATAGCAAAAGGTATACTTAGAAACGTAAATAAGTATACTAGAGATGAAGAAGACTACTACTATCCAAACTATCCATACAATGATTTAGGAGGAGACCCATTTGTATTAGCAAATAATAATGCATGGGCTCAGCAAGCAGAACCTTGGTTAATTACTTATCAAGCAAGTTCAAATTATCAGTACAACTTTTCTTCAGGGACATGGGCTGTAAATATAGTCTACCAACAAGGGGATGGAGTGTATCAATACACAAGCCCTTTAAATGGTAAAGTGACACAAGCAAAAATTAAACCAGGACAAACTATTGAAATATGTTCTCTTACCAGACCAATAGGTCTAGTAGGTAGAATGACAATAGGTCCTGGTAATTATGATGTTTGGGGATTATCAGCACCAAACTGTGGAGGGTGGGGAGCTGAGTGGATAGATCCTTTTACAAATGATAACTCTCCTGATGTTTATGCTAGTGAATGGTTAGAAGGATGGAGTTGCTTGTGTGCTGAGGCAAATGAAGAAGTATTTGCAAGAGTAGAAGTTGGAGCATCCACAGGTACATATGATGGAGGTAGCACATGTTGGGCATGTCCTTGTCAATCTAATAAAAATAGAGTTTTAAAAGAAGCTTTGGATATGCCTCCTGGTGAAATTACTCGTTCAGATAGGGGAAGAAGATCTACATTAGGTTGTAATGAAGAAATACCACAACCTACACTTGAGGAGCAAGAAGATGGAACAGTAGTGTATCGACAGATATTTAATTCTCCTGATACATCTTTTGGACAACCATTCTTAGGAAGTGTTCTAAAGCTTGAGAGTGTAATGTTTGGGGGTGGTAAAGCTCACTTTGTTCAAGTTGAGGACAATGCTAAGTACAAACTTCTCTCTAAAGAAGCACAAATAGATGCATTAAATAGTGCAAGATCTGTTGCTGGACTAAGTGGCGTATTCAATGCTAGTATTATGTTTACTGTTTACCAGTCCTACCTAACTATCTATGTAAATGGAATTACAAGAAAGAATTACGCAATGTCTTTCAATTCCAGAGCTAACTATGACTACTCATACCCAATTGATAATGGTCTTGGACTAAAACAAAGAGACATTGATTTTACCAGATACTTAATTCCTGGTGTACAATCTCTTCGTGGTGATGAGTTATCAATTAACAACTGGAACAGAGAGACATCTGTTTTTATAAAAACAATAGAGACTAGAGAAGATGGTGCGTCAGTTTCTGCCCTACCGTTTCCGAGTAACACCCCAAGTTTACTTACACCCTCAGGAACTCCTTCCATTGTTGATGATTCTAGATTTACAATAGGTGATAAAGGAGTGTGTGATAAACCTGGAGAAGAACAAGATATATCTGTAGTTTCATATTACGGATCAATGAAAAACATTGTCCTTAATCAATGGGGTCAGATATACTCATATCAAACAATTGACACAGGGTATCAGAAACTTACAGGAACTTCAGGAACTTCTACTGTATTTGGTGGAGATGTATTCATTTCTAGATTTGCATTTAAAACAAAACTTCCACTCTTTATTGATAACAGAGTGAGTGCTCCTGATGATAGTGATGTGTTCTATGATGAGATTGGAAACATTGGTTATCCCAAGTACTGGCACTCTTCAAGATCAATACTAGAAGACTATCCTGGAACAGTTGCTACCCCTTTTGGAGGTAGTGTGAGCGGTATAGAGTTTACAAATATCATATCGTACAAAGCTCATAATTTTGATTGCCCCAGTGACCCTGCTACTATTCCTCCAGGGCGTGGTGCAGCAAGAACATTCTATGATGGGTACTTCTACTTATTTGCATACGGTATTCCTAATTTCTATTGTGAGACTGTTTATAACACAGACTTACGTCAGGCATTTAATAATAAAGAAGGAGACTTCTGGCCTCATGTAAGTTCTGGTATTCCTGATGATTGGTTACAAGAAGTAAATGTACCTATCGCACAGGACAACACATACTATTACAATGTAACCTACTCTAAGCAAAACAAAGAGAATGTATTTACACACCTTCCTCCTGATTGGGAAGAAGATTTGTGTTTTACCTATTTCCCATTTAGAGCTATTTACTCTGATGCAGCTACAGATAGTGCTGATGTTAGAGTTAATAACTGGTTGGTTTACAGAGCTTTATCTTTCCATGATTTCCCTCAGAACTATGGTGCTCTTACATCATTAGACGGTATTCAGAATAAAGCTATACTTGCTCGATTTGAGAACAAGTCGTTGTTATACAATAACCTTCTTACAATTGACACAAGTAATCCTCAAGCTGCGTACATTGGTAATCCTAAATTATTTAGTGGAGCTCCTCCAATTGACTTTGCTGAAACAGATTTAGGATATGTAGGAAGTCAGAATAAGTTCTTATTAAAGATTCCTCAAGGTCAAATCACTTTAGATGCTAAGAGAGGTCAAGTGTTTTTGGTTGCAGGTACACAAGTAACAGACCTTACAGGATTTGGCTCAGGTGTTAGTCGATTCTTTATAGATCACCTTCCATTTGAAATACTACAATATTTCCCAAATGTGCCAACAGATAATCACTTTAATGGTATTGGGGTTCATGGAGTTTGGGACAGTAGAATGGAGAGAGTGATTATTACAAAGCTTGATTATATTCCTATTGATGATAGAGTTCAATATGACGAGACTACAGGAGAGTTTTACATAGAAAGAGGTGGAGCTGCAATTGTTGTACCTCCTCCTTTCCCTGAACCAGTAATGCCAGAACCTGAGCCAGTAATGCCAGAACCTATAGACACCATTAGTAGAACAACAACAACCACTACTACTAATAAACCAGTAAGGCAACAAGTATATCTAGAAGACCATACTTATTTCTGTAATAGATCGTGGACTATCTCCTTCTCATTCAATACAAAGAGTTGGATTTCTTTCCATTCATATATTCCTAATTTCTACATAGGAGAAAACAACTTCTTCTATTCAGGAACAAATGGATGTTGTTCAACTGATGGAGTTCCTAATTTACAAGTGTTGGCTGGCACCTTATTACCAGTTAGTACAATAACTACAACTACAGCTGTTCCACCACCAGTCACTCCAACAACTACCACTACCAGTACTACAATAGATGATACACTAGAAGATGGGGTATTTATTCCTACAGATTGTGATCTTGTTGGAATAGGATTGATTACAGTTCCTCCAACAACCACCACTACAATTTGTCAAAGACCACCGTCTGCTGTATTTGTTCTTTTTGAAGGCTATCAAATTATAGGAGAACCCTCCCCAGTAATCTCATCTGGAAGTGCTCAAGAAGCTTGTGATGCTAGTAAATTTATACCGTTAGCATCTAATCCAGAAGATCCTTCTAATACAGTTCTTGCAATTACATTTGCTGCTCAAGCTCAGTCATTAAATGTAGGTCAAACTATATACTTTGGAGAAGGAACTAATTGTACACTAGTTTCTGATGGATGGTACTTTACTTCGCAAACTGGATCTGAGAATTATGTATTCTATGTAGGTGGTGGAGTTATTCAAGATTTATACGATTGTAATTGTGTACAAACTACAACAACAACAACTACTGTGACACCTTATATAACTGAGTGTTGTTCTGTTATAGTTGATTTAGGAAATGACGTGTTAACTGCAATTAATATTGATAATGATATTGTTAACTTAACTATACCTGGATTTACAACAACTACAGCAATTGCTCTTACATCTAATAAGCTATGGTCACTTTCTTCTAATATTGAAGAATGGGATATTATATTGAATCCATTTGAAGCAACAGCTAGCAGAACAATTACATCTCCTGTAGGGTTTGGAACTGCTTCTGGAATAGCAGCAAAGGACAACTTGACATTAATTGCTGCAGACAACACTGTTTCTCCAGAAGAGATTGTAGAGATAGATATTACTACAACCACATCTACAATGTCTACAGTAATTATACTTCAGGCAAACAGGAATGCTTTTAGTAATCCTTTATATACTACTGATGGAAAATTATTAATTGTAAATCAAGATAGTGTATCATCTGATTACTATCTATCTCAATATGACTACTCATCAGGAACATTAGACGTTGAAACAAATATGGGATCTGTGGACGCAAATGTACTATTTGAGTGTAATTGTGTAATTTGGCTAATGACAGCTTCAGGTGACACCTATTTTGTTTCTCCTGATTCTTCATATTCTTTGATTCCAGGAAGTAATATAGGTTTTGGTTCTAATATAACTTCAGCCTCTCAGATACTATCTTGTGTAGGTCAGGCTTTAACTAATCAAACCACAACAACAACAACTAGTTCATCAACTACAACCACTACCACTACACTATCACCAACTTGTAATGAGTATGAAGTGACTGGACCAACAGCATTGTATTATACAGATTGCTATGGACAACAGAGAGCTCTAAGTGTGTCTTCTGGACAGACTCAGAATGTGTGTGCAAGTGTAGCAATTCCTGGAGCAACATTAATCGGAACTTGTACATAATAAATTAACTATGAGTAAGCCTATTGTAATAAAATTAACCTTTTCAGGACCTAACGCAGGACCCTTTGATATATTAACTGTATCAGAAGAGGTTTTGCGTGCAGACGTTTCTAGAGAAGAGCTTATTAATGGAATAGTAGTTAACATAGATCCAGTAGAAACTTTAATAGTTATTAGATCAAAAGGAGAGTGTCAGTTTGATCAAACAGTTGTTCTAGAAAATATTACAATGCAAGAGTATGAAAATGCTACGTACACTCAAGACACTACAGGATGTTTGTGGACACATTTAACAAATACAAGTATATACAATTACTATTATGGAAATATAGAACCATTTGTTCTAGAATACCCATTTGCATATAACTATCAAGATGAGATATTGCAGAATGTAAAAGACTATACTAAGGTGTACAAATACTTACCATCTATACCAGGAACATTTGATACTAATAGAAAGATACAAACTAATAAAGAATGGTATAACAAAGCTATCCTATATAACGGACAGCAGTGTTCAGGCGTATTGAATCTTGTACCCAAGCCTGAAAACAACCTAGCAGCATATCTACAATACCCAATACTAAATACAGACAGTAAGACAATCACATTTACTAAGAGTGATAGCTTCTATCAGTATAATACATTCTGGGCATTACAAATTGATGATGAGGTTCCAATGTTCAAAACCTCTTGTAAGTCCTTGTCTGTAGACAAGGTGATCAACCAAGATAATATGGACTATGGAAGTAGATCATTCAAGAAAGCAACACTAAGAGCTAAGAACTTAAAGGTGAGACACATTCTTGATAACTCCTCAACAACACATATTATTAGTCAGTTTATTGTAACACCAGCACAGATATCATATAAGTAACAATGGCACTAACCGCAGCTAAAGCAAAAGAGATATTGGAGGATGGTTTCATCCGTGGTAAAGCTCTTACAGAGAAACAGAAGAAGTTCTTTGGGGCTATTGCTGGTGGTGCTACGCCTTTAAAAAAGCTGAATGGTGGTTGGTTAGACAAGTTTCAAAATGGTGGAGATGTTAGCTTTGACAGTATTGAAAAAGCTATCAGAAATGTAGAAAGCTTAGGTGGTCTGTTGATGTGGAACCCTGAGTCTACTGCCACTGGTTTCTACGGACAACGTTTTAGTGAAATTAGAAATGAATATCCAGGAACAAGAAAAGAGTTCGCACAAGACACAATAGCTCAAAAGGAATTCTTTAAGAATAGA